ATAAAATTGTCTTTTCAATCGAAGTATTTGCTCTTAATTTTGCTAATTCTTCGTTTTGTTCAAGTTTTTCGTCTTGATTTTCTTGATTCATCATCGCTCTCATCTTATCTAAGTTAATTCTCTCTTCTCCTTCTTCACGTTTTCTTTGATTTTCTTGTGCTTGAAGGTCTAATTCTCTTGCTCTTAGTTTAGCAATAGGGTCATTATCAAATTGAGATGTAATTTTCTTCTCTTCTTTCATAAATTCTTCCATCATATCAGCAATTAATTGTGCTTTTCTTGCTTCAATTTTTTCTGCTGTCATTTTCATTTGCATTTGTACTTGTTGATTCATGGCAACTTGTGGGTTTTGTTTCATCATTGCTAATTGTTGTAATTCTTCTCTAAACTCTACTTCAACTTGTTCTGTTGCCATCAAAGAAATGTGTTCAAAACAATTTTTTTCTAACGCAGCCATAATCATAGGATTATTTCTAGCCATGTTAGTTGCCATAAAATTTAAATGAGAAGTTATGTGCGCTCTGTGGTCTTGACCAGGATAAGCTTGGAACGGTTTCCCAGCGAGAGCATCAATGTGCTCTAACGCTGGGTCCTTTGGTGCGGGAATAGGTTGTCGTTTTAAAAGTTTATCAATATCTTTTACACCCAAAGCTTCATACATATTTCTATATGCTTGATACAAATTATGTATTTGTGGATTGGATGTTGCCAGCTGCAGCTCCGACTGTGCGAGGGAAATACGCTGTGTCTGAGAAAATATATTTGGATCTGCAACTGGCAATATATCTACTCGGTCGTCAAAGTCTGTTTGTTTGATGATTCTTTGACCACCAACAACATCGTAGGGATATTCTTGAGGTAGATATAACTTGAAAACTCTTGCCATTAATTTGAACTCTTGTTTTAACGCCGCATAAATTCTTTTGTGTATTGCAGACATTGTTCTGCTGCCTCTCTCTAGCAACGCTACGGTCGTACCCACAGCGGCTTGTTGATTACCCTCACCTACTTGCAAGTCTGCTATTGAAGCGAATCTTTGACCTGCAGTTACTACGACGCCCATAAGTTGTAAGAGAGTTGCTGACGGCTCTTTAAATGGTAACATCATAAATGAATCTCTGATGTTTCCTCCTGGTGCATCCACATCTCTAAATTCTCCTGGCTGAATGCTTTGAGCGTCGTCTCTTATTCTAATGCCTCTTTGTTTAAAACCTGCAGGTAAATTAGATAATGTTCCTGCGTCTAGTAGTTGTCGTAATGCAGCTGTAGCTGTTCTTGATAATCCACCAATCATATGTATTAAACCAAAACCATAAAAACCTAATCCTGGTAAAAATTTAAAATGTACGAAATAATCTACTTTATTTTTCATAGCATCACCTATTTCGTAATTTCTTTTAATTGATAAAATTTCTCTAGAATTTTCTTCGATAGTTACAACATAAGGAAGTTTAATTCCTGTTTGTTCACCATCTTGTCCCATGTCCTCAAATCCTTCTAAATCTAAATTAACATGACACTCTAATAAATTAAATACGTCCTCGTCTCTGCCTTTTGTTTCACCTTGCAATTCTCTTTCTTTTTTTTCAATTTCTGTTTCATTAACAGGTCCTGGTTTTAATTCTATGTCTCTATAAAAACCAGCCACTTGTTGTTTTCTTAATTCGTTTTCAGATATTTGTACGCGATGAATGATAGACTCCGCATCATCTAATGAGGTAGCTGTATACGGGACAATCAAATCATCAGCGGGTACAAATTTAGAGCAAGCCATTTGAGCTGCTTCATCGTAGTAAACTTTTTTAAAAGCTGATCCTGCTAAGGGTAAATGAAACAGTAAAGAATCAAAATCAGGTTCATAGTCTTTCATCTTATCCATAATTTGATAATTCATAAAATCTTTTACTCTTTGAGACTGTTGTTCTTTTTCAGGTGTAGGCACACCTAAAATTTGAGTTCTAACTGGTCCTTCTGCAGGTAATAATTCTTTGTAAGCTAATGCTTGAAATTGTGTAACAGCTTCTGCTAACACTGGGTGTGTTGCGCCCGACGCACCTTGAAATGGTTCTGTTCTGTTATCGTATTTAAATCCTAAAAGATCTAATCCTTCTCTGTAACCTCTTTCCCAATCTTTTCTAGAATTTTTATAATCTTGATAGTTTTGATAAAGTGATGTTCCTAATCTACCTAAAACATCATCTGGTAAATGTTCTGCTAAATTAGCATAGTGTTCTTGACCACCTTCAACAGAACCGATCGAAGGATCATAATTTACATCTACAGATCCATCTTCGTTTTCTGTTATCTCTACAGGTTCACCTTGTTCAGTAACTTTTTGTTGCTGTTCTTCTTGAGCAACTTCAATTTGTTCAGGTGATGGTATTTTTATCTCTTGCTCTACGTTTGGAAGAGATTTGTCTATGTCCGCCATTTATTTTCTCCAGTTTTACTGGTTTAACAGTATTATAATTAATAAGCAAGCCCTGAGACTGAGGGCCTGATTTAGGGGGTATTGTTTTAGTTAATTTAGTCGTCATAGTAATCGCTTAAATCTACATCAGGGCCTTCGATAACATCTGCTCTAGCGTCTGATGGTCTATACGCTGGGTTTTCAGAAAGAGGGTCATCATAATTAAATTGAGCGTCTGCATCATCTACTTGTTTTGCTCCCTTTGTATATTTTACTTCTCCTGTGCCTTTTGCAAAGCCCTCTAGTTTTGTAGAATCACCACCTAAAATATCATCTAAATCCTCTACTACACTATAATCAACATCGTAATCCATTTCTCTAGGGTCTCCTGTTCTATAATATACAGTATCAGCCGCCGCAAAATCTCCCTCTGTTTTTTGAATTTTTCCAGTTTCAAGACTTTTGTACTCACCTGGTGGTTCATACTTAATTTCATAAGGTTCATTATAAGCATTTTTACCTTCAATTTTTATTACACCATTGTCGTATTTTTCAAATCTAACACCAGGTAGTTGTGGAACTTCGATTATAGTGGCTTCCTCTGCAAACAACGGAAGATCTGCTCCTGGTGTTTTCTTTGTTATTTTCTTAGACGTGCCCAAAGACGTAAACTTTTCTACTAGTTGAGGGAACCACTCTGGCATTTTTGTAGTTGTGTTTGATAATGGTTTAATAGCAGGTTTCAGTGGTTTTAAAAATTTACCGATTACAGGTATGGACATAATTCCTCCCATTAGTTTTAAGAAAAATCTTCTGTTTGGATCTTTTGGTCCTTCGGCAAAACCCACTCTGCCTCCAATAGCATAGATACCTTGATTTGTTCTAAAACCTTCAAATCTATCAGAAGGAACGTAGTTTTCTAAATCAACGGGTTCACCACCGAACGTTCTACTAGGACCAAAAAGTTGCTCTGCAAGTGCAGAGTCTAAGTAGGCGTCCTCAAACTGTCCTCTTCTAACATTTTCAACAGTCCCTGAAGCGTCTTTATCTGTTACACCTAGTTCCTCTAAAGCTAACATAAGATTTAAAAGTTCTTGAGCTTTTTGTTTTTTTAAATCTGAATCTTCTTCGTTTTTTATTAGTGGATCAAAAATTTCTTCAGCTACCGTTGGTTGTTGTTCTACTATTCTTTTATTTAATTCTTCTTGTGTTATTTCTGGTGTTATTAAAGATTCTGTTTCAGGATCTTCTGGGCTAATTACATTTAACTCTTGTCTTTTTTGTCTGCGTGTTAAACCTCTTTTTAAATCTTTAATATCTGCAAATTCATCTTCTAAAGAACGAGCAAAAAGTTCTTCTGGTTGAGAAATAGATGCATCTTGAAGAGCTTTTTCTTTTTCTGCTATTTTTGGTTTATATCTCTCTACAACATCTGTTTGTGATTCTCCAGAACTCATTTCATCAAACTCAGTTCCTGCTAAAGCAAAATCTGCATCTTGAGCAGAAATAACGTTATTTAATTCTTGTTGAGCTTTTTCAAAATTTCTAAGATTACGTACATATTTTGCATCGTCTTTACCTAAATATCTTGATACCCGACTTAGATCTGCTTCTTCTGCTTTGCCTCCTAAACCAGGTATGTAGCTTATAGATTGTTTAAGCGCCTCACTAAGCGTGTCTCCTCTGCTCATTCTAACGGCTGATTCAACTCCAAGAATAGCGGCTTCGGGAATGATAGCAAGTTTTGTAAACAGTCTTAATCCTTGACCTGTTTTTTTAGCTATCGATGAAGCTGTGTTAAAAAATTTAATAAAATTTCTTTCTCCAGCGCCTTTTGGAATATTACCTGTATTAATTTTATTTGCACCTGCTAAGATACACTCTCTTGTAGGAGCTCCGCCTGTTTGACCTGCAAATCTTTTTTCTCCACAACCAACAGCTGCTAAATATTTACTTAAATTTTTAAAATCTTTATCTCCAAAACCCTCTAATTTTTTTTGAACAAATTGCTCTGCCTGTCTAAAGCCACCTGTTGCAGTTTTAGGCCCACCACCATACGTCTTGCCATCAATAGTTATTGATGCACCAGCATCTTTTAAAAATTTAATATTTTTAGGTGTAATATTTGCTGGATTTGATCTCATGGCTAATTCGACGCCTTTTATATTTTGATTTACAGCAAAATTTAATATTTGAAAGTCTCTTGTAGGATTTGCAAACACACCCCCTTTGTGGTGTAATACTAATGCTCTTTGTGTAGGCTTAACACCTTTTTCATTTACCATATATTGAAGTAAGTTATTTAAGGTAATTCTGTCATCAGTAACTCCACCTTTAATTAGTAAATCTTTAATAACTTTATTAGGAGCTAGTTTAACTTTGTTTGCTATATCTATATATTTTTTTGTATTTTTAAAATCAGGATGCTCTGTCATCATAGTGCCATTAAATTTATTAGCGTATTTTTTAAGAGCATAATAAGTTTTACCACCGCCGTATTGATTATCAGTAAACCCTACAATTTTTTTCTTACCATTAACTAAATCATATTTAGGAATAAAATTTGGATTTTGTTTAGACTCAAAAGCACGATTCATTTGACTTAACAACCATCCTTCAGGAGTGCCAAAGTCTGCTGCAAGCTTAAAAGGCTTAGGTTCGTTAACAAAATTTTTTATTCTTGCACCAAGGTTCATGTTTGCTCCAGCCGTGTCTGGTATACCATAGAGGTAACCGCCTTTTTGAACGTCAAAATTCCATTCTTTTACACCCTTTGGTAATTCAAATCTTGCTACAATGTTTCTTTGTGTAGATACAGGTAAAGATTTTCTAAGAGATAGTTTGTAACCTCTTGCTACAAAATCATTCACGGCAGTAAACACTGGATTACGTTTTCCATTTTTAAGGTTTTTAATGACGCCATATTTTTGACCTTTTTTAAATTCAAACTCAACATCAGGAAAAGCTTTTTTAATCCTTTCTTGATTCAATTCTGTTAGTGCATCGGTTTGAAAAGTTTTTCTAAACTTTCCATCACTTTGTCTATATCTAGTCGTAACTAAATTTTTTTCTGCTTTTGTTAGATCGTTATAATTTTTACTATAAAGGTCTTGAGAAAATTTATTATATACGGTTAATTTTTTTCCAGTTACATCTCTAGGTTTTTTTGCCTCTATCTTGTCAAATCTTTCTTCTACCTTTTTTGCAAAAGCTATGGCCTCTTTTAATTTATTTTTAGGGAAAGGCTTATAAACTTTTTGATCTCCTTTTTTTGCTGCTACCTTATAGCCGCCGCCTCTCTCTCGATATAAATATTTTTGACCAAACTCACCCGCATAACTTCCTGGTTCATCGACCAAACCTCTTTTTGGTTTATCTCTACTACCAAAAGCTAGTTGATCTCTTTTAATAAAATCCACGGACTCGTCCATCAATCCACCCTCTAGTGTATCGAGAGTGTTTAACAATCTTTCTGATCTTACTTTTTCTCTCTCTTGAAATAGTTCTGCTGGTTTTGGTTCTGGTAAAATATCTTCTGTAATTGACTCAATACTATAATCTAGTGATGAGTTAGCTAAATCAAAATTAACATCTTCAACGTTGGGTTCTTTAAGCTTATTAATTAATGCTTGTCTTTTAAGAAGTTCTGAGGCCATATTAAACCCCCATCAAATACGATAGCCCACCGTCTGCTTGTTTAGTTCTTGGTGTATTTTTAATTGCGTTTAATATTGCATCAGCATCCATACCTTTTTCAGTCATTTTAAACGCTTCATCTAAAGTTGCTAATATCTCCGCTTTTCTTTGCGGGTTATCATCAATCATTATTTTTTCAATCAAATCATCTGTTATGCCAGGATATCTTATTTTAAGTTCCATTCTTTCATAAAACTTTGGTGTAACTGTTTTTACAAAATCCATTGGGTTGTTTTGAAGATCTCTCATTTCTTTTTCTAATCTAACTTCGTCTGGCACAGTAACTTCATCAGCCATTTTTATTTCACCTTTTCCTTTTTTAGTTATCATGCTTGCAAGACCTTGTGGAACTGATTTTTCAACAAGTGAGTTATAAGCAATGCCATAAATATTCATTATATCTTTTTCATCAAGCATATCTCTATCAACACCAAGATCATCTAACATATTATCAATGGCAACGTCTGCATCGTATTTAGAATCTCCTGATGGAATAATATCGTCTACAGCTCTTTTAACTTCTGTCGCTAAATTTTTTCCTTTGGATTTTAAAAATTTAGCTAATTTTAATCCTGAGCCAACAGCATAACCAACACGACCACCTGTAGCTAATTCATCTGGGTCAATATCTTCATCTAAAATTTCTTGATCTTCAAGCTCTCTTAGTTCATCATCTATAGATTCTCTAACCACAGGTTTTTCTTTGCTAACCTTAGGCTTAAGATCAAAACCATCAAATTCTTTTACAAACTCATCAACAGCTTCTTTTTCATTTCTTGATCCTTCTATAATTCCATCAAGCGCATCAAACTTAGTATTGTTTCTTTCGTAATACGTATCATAAATATTTAAAGGATCTAGGTTTTGATCAGCTCCTCCTGCTAAATCATCACGGTTTTTTAAACTTTTTCTAATCGCTGGTGGTAAATCAATTCTATTGTCTTCTAATAAAATTTGTCTAACAACTGCTCTACGTCTAGCCTCTGTTAAAAGATCTGGACCTTGTACCTCACGACCAAAACCAAGAAAGTTTTCTAATCCTTCTCCTGCTAACTTCTCTGCCTCAGGGCTGCCTGTCTCTGCTCTTTGAAGTGCTTGTATAAATTTTCCTCTAGGGCTTTGTGGGTCAACGCCTTCAGGTAAACCAAACTTTTCTTTTAAAGATAATATACCTTCGTCATCAACTTTAGATTTAGTTTTTAAGTCTATAATCTCTCCTGTTCCTTCTTCAGCTTGCACAAACTCTGTGGATCCACCAGCTTTTTTGTTTCTAGCTTTTAAATACATTTCTAAGTTTGCTTGGTAATTAGCAACCTCTTGTGAGTTTCTATTACCTAATTGAAACGGAGCATACTCCATTAATTGTGTTTCTATAAGATCATATGTTTTTTCATTCTCAAAAGCTTTTGGGTTATACAGAGATTTTGTTGGTGCATTCACATCAAACCTTTGTGGTTTGACTACGTTTGCTTTTGTACCAATGATTTGGTTTACAAATCTTTTACCAAACGCTCTTTGCATTAATTCTAATAATTTGAAGGGACCTTTTATTGCCATTAATAATAATTCCTTTTAGTTTTAGTTATCTTTTCCTCTTTTTCATCATCAGGATGTAAAACAAAACCACCCTGTCTAAAACGCATGATAGCTTGAGTTGTCGAGTCAACCAAATCGTCATGCTCACCAAATGGAAAAGCCGCACACTCCTCGATCACTTCTTCAGCGAATTCCTGGTTCGGAGCCCATATCATACCAGATTCAAATAAAGGTGCAACTGAATTAACACGTGTATGCTTGTCATTACCTTTTGACGGAGAGAAATTTACGACAGGTATACCCATCTTTCTTAATTCATCTGTAAGAGGCTGACCTGATGCTTTAGCCTCGATAATAACTGTATCAGGGTCCCAATACTTCCATTGCTCAAAAGCTATCTGTTTTAATTCTGGGAAATCGTATCTGCCTTTCTTGGCATCTAATAATATCAAACTAGCAGGGCTATCATCATTTAAATAAAACACACCCCATGTAGTGATTGCAGAATAGTCAGCTGTTTGTTTTTTGCCAAACGCTGTATCGTAAGATTGTATGACATGCTTCAGTGCAGGTATCCAATCCTCTTCCCACGACTGCCACCATTCTCGTTTAATGATAGCCCCTTCTTCTGACGTTGGGTTTTGCATATACTGAGCATTCCATTTCTGTACACCCGTTGATGCTTTGACTGCTTCTAGTTCTTCTAGCTTCCAATACTCTGGCCACAAAGATTTACCACTTGGCATGATGGCAGGAAACTCTACAATCTCCCACTGGTCAGCCTTGGCTTCTCGCTGCGCGCCTAACAGCATACCGGTAAGATCTTTTGTATTCCATCTTGTCATGACCAAGACAATAGC